AGCATCTTTTGATAGTTTTGACGATAGATACTTAGGTGCTAAGTCAAGTGATCCTTCAGTAGACAATGATGGTAATGCTTTATTAACTGGAGCATTATATTTTAATTCTTCAGATAATGTTATGAAGAACTACACAGGTTCTGCTTGGGAAACTTTAAAACCTACTTCTGCGGAACAAACAAATATTAATACTTTAGCTGCTGCGGATGTCGTGGCAGATATGGCAATACTAGCTACAGCAGACATTGTTGCTGATATGAATACATTAGGAACAGCAGATGTAGTCTCTGATATGAATACGTTAGCAACTGCTGATGTCGTTTCAGATATGAACACTCTTGCTACAGCAGATGTAGTAGCTGACATGAACACTCTTGCTACAGCAGATGTAGTAGCTGATATGAACACATTAGGAACTGCAGATGTGGTAAGTGATATGAATACTTTAGGTACAGCAACTAATGTAACTAACATGGCAACTGTTGCTGCAAATATTACAGGAGTTAATTCTTTTGCAGAAAGATATAGAGTTGCTAGTTCTGATCCTACAACAAGTTTAGATGAAGGTGATCTTGCGTTCAATACCACAGACAATAATTTAAAATTTTATAACGGAACATCTTGGACTGCTATCTCACCAGGTATAGCCAATGTTGTTGATGATTCAACACCACAATTAGGTGGTAACTTAGATGTACAAACTAATTCGATTGTAACCACAAGTAATAGAAATGTTTTATTAGCTCCTAATGGTACAGGACTTGTTGAAATAAAAGGAAATGATAATGCTGGTCAAATACAATTAAATTGTGAGCAAAATTCTCATGGTGTTAAAATTAAAGGACCACCACATAGTGCTGGTCAATCTTATACTTTAACTTTACCATCAAGTATTACAAATGATTATTATTTAAAAACAGATGGTTCAGGTAATTTATCTTTTGCAGCAGTACCTACAGAAACTAAACCTACTGTGGCAGATGTATCACAAACGATAGCACCAGATACAGCTACAACAATAAATATTACAGGAACAAACTTTGTTACTATACCTATTGTTGATTTTATCAATGCTTCTACTGGAGCTACAACAAGAGCAAATACAGTTTCATTTACCAATGCTACAACACTTTCAGTTAATTTAACTTTAGCAAGTGGTAACTATTTTGTAAGAATAGAAAATCCAGATGGTAATGCTGGAAGATCAACAAACAATATTATTACTGCATCTACTGCTCCAAGTTTTTCTACAGCAGCAGGTTCATTAGGTACGATTGCTGCAGGTTCATCAGTATCTTTATCAGTTGCTGCATCATCAGACAGTAATGTAACAATAACTGAAACAACTGCTGTATTAACATCTAATGCTAATACTCCAGCTGGAACAATGAATTTAACTTTATCAGGAACACCAGCGACAAGTGCAACTTACAATATTACAGGAACTGCACCATCACCTACAAGTGAAACAACTTATAACTTTACACTTAGAGCAACAGATGTTGAAGGTCAAACAGCAGATAGAGCCTTTTCAATTACAGTAAGTGTTGGTATAAACAACTCAGGACAATTTAATTAGGATAATATTATGGCTTCAACAAAATTATCAAGAACAGCAGGAACACCAACAAGTAATAAAACATTTACTATATCTTATTGGGTTAAACGAAGTAATATTGGTTCAGCAGGTAATGGACATATATTTGATACATTTGTTGATAGCAGTAATAGGTCGCAAATTCATTTTGATGATGATAATGTAATTGATTTTAGATTAGCAGTAAGTGGTACAAACATAGGTCGTTTAAAAACAAATAGAGTATTTAGAGATACTTCAGCTTGGATGCACATATTGGCTTCTGTTGATACTACTTTAGGTACGGCAGATGATAGAGTAAAACTCTATATTAATGGAGTTCAAGAAACAAGTTTTTCAACTAGAGTTAATCCATCAATAAATGCAGACTTTCCTATGGGGGGAACACATACTCTTGGAGCTTATGGTGGTGGTTCAAATTATTTTGATGGTACATTATCTCATTTTCATTTTACAGATGGCTATGCTTATACACCAAGTACTTTCGGCGAAAGCGATTCTACATCAGGAATTTGGAAACCAAAAACTGCACCATCAGTAACTTATGGAACTAATGGTTTCTTTTTAAAATTTGAAAATTCAGCTAATATGGATTTAGATAGTAGTCCAAACAATCATACATTTACAACAGGGGGAACAATAACTCAAACTCAGGATACTCCGTCAAATAACTTTGCAACTTTAAATCCTTTACATAAAGGAGATACTTTAACAGGTTTTACTTTTGCTAATGGTAATAACACAATAACTTTCGGTTCTACCACTTATCCTTATACTTTTTCAACACAAGCAGTATCATCGGGAAAATGGTATGCTGAATTTAAAGTTACTGCAAATCCAAATGATGTTTCAATAGGAATTAGCAATGGCGAAAAATCACCTTATTTAAGTCATAGTCAATACGATTATGCTTATGTTGGGTCAAATGGAAATGTTCAATCAAATCAATCAGGAAGTTCTTATGGAAGTGCATTATCTACTAATGATATTTTAGGTGTTGCTATGGATTTAGATAATAATAGATTATTTTTTAGTAAAAATGGTACTTGGCAAAATTCAGCAGACCCAACATCAAGCACAGGTGCTTATACAATAACTGCTCCATCTTCGACAACTAATGGTGTTTATCATTTTGCAGTTGGAGATTTTAATAGTGCGGCATCATCAGTGCAATGTAATTTCGGAAACGGAAAATTCGGCACAAGTAGTGTAGCTTCATCAAATAGTGATAGTGCTGGACTAGGTTTGTTCGAGTACTCGGTGCCGTCAGGGTATTATTCGCTTTGCACGAAAAACATTAAGAATTATGGATAAACTATGATAAAAAGGAATTAACTATGGCTTTACATTCGTTACACTCATGCAAAGAAACTCAACAATATAAGGAGATATTGTAATCATGGCTTATATATCATTTCAACCAAAAGATTATTTTAATACTAAACTTTATACAGGTACAGGTTCGTCTAATGCTATAACAGGTGTTGGTTTTCAACCTGATTGGACTTGGATTAAATGTAGGACAGATGCACAAAATCATGCTTTATATGATGCTGTAAGAGGTGTACAAAAAAAAATATCTTCAAGTTCAACTGCGGCAGAAGCTACTGCCACAACTGAATTAAGTGCATTTGGGTCTGATGGTTTTACTGTTTTAACAGATGGTCAAGTTAATGCTTCAGGACAGACTTATGCTTCTTGGAATTGGAGAGCCAACGGACAAGGTTCATCAAACACAGACGGAACAATTAACACAACTTACACTTCAGCTAATACAACATCAGGTTTTTCAATATCTACTTACACAGGCACAGGTTCAAATGCCACAATAGGTCATGGATTAGGTTCTGCACCATCAGTTGTTATTTGCAAACAATTAAACGCAACTCAACAATGGATAAATTATCATAAAGCTATTGGTGCAACTAAATATTTGCATTTAAATGCAACAGATGCAGCAGCGACAAGTTCAACAGTTTGGAATGATACAGACCCAACAAGTTCTGTTTTTTCTGTAGGAACTGCTGCTAATTGCAATGGTTCAGGTAATACTTATGTAGCTTACTGCTTCGCAGAGAAAAAAGGATTTAGCAAGTTTGGTTCATATGTTGGAAACGGAAGTACAGATGGAACTTTTGTTTATACAGGATTTAAACCTGCTTTCTTAATTCAAAAAAGGTCAGATACAACAGCTAATTGGAATTTGTATGATAACAAAAGAAGTACATCAGGTGGTTCTAATGTTGTAGATGATTTATTTTATGTAGATGGAAGTAACGCAGAAATAAGTTACACCTCAGTTGATTTTCTTTCAAATGGTTTTAAATTCAGGTCATCAGATGGTGCAATTAATTCAGGAGCAAACATCTACATGGCTTTTGCAGAAGCACCTATCGTATCATCAAATGGTGTTCCAGCTGTTGCCAGATAGTTTTACTATCTGACAAAGAATAAAATCAAAGATTTTAAGCTACGGCTCGTTAATAAATTAACGAGAATGAGACAAATCTCAAGCAAGATAAACTATAAATTATAAACATTATCTGTTAATAAATTAGCATGAAGTTTATGTTAATATTAAAGGTATGTTCTGCTGTACACATGGATTGTTTACCCTCTATGAACGATAGTTTTGTATTTAATTCTTGGTCAGAATGTGCTAGTGCAGGTTATCTACGTTCTATTAAAATAATAAATAGTATAGATAGTAGTATAGTTAATGAAAATAAAATGGTTGTTAATTTTCAATGCGTACAAACAGAGGAATCATAGGAGTATATATGGATAAAATGATAGGAATCTTTTTAGAAGAAATAACAAAATTTTGGGAAACAGTAAAAAACTATGTCAAAGACAAAATTAAAAAAATCATCTGCAAGTGTAAAAAAAATTAAAGAATACGCAGAAAAAAATAATAGTATTCGTATTTCCTATCACGAGAAGGTGTGTGCGGAACGTATGAAAACTTTATTTAAAGCTATAGATGAAATGCGTTTAGATATTAAGAACCTACACTCTGATATGAATAAAGGTAAAGGTGTTATTAGTTTTGTAATTATAATAGGTGGACTTTTAGGAGCTGTCATAGGTTTCTTTAAATTAAATGGCTAGACGCAGACAGACAGCTTCTGTTGGATTATATAATGAACTCATTGCTCAAGCTGAATTTGCTAAAGATCCCAACAAGATTGTATTCGTACCTGCTATGGGTAAAGGACCAATCGACATGGTAGTCCTAGATATAACCACAGGTGAGTATCAAGCCTATGATGTGAAGAGTGCAAATTATAGAAAATCAGCATATACCCCTAAAGATATGTACAAAAGAAGAGCAGGAACACTAATAAATAGACCCTTGACATCTGAACAAAAAAAATTAAAGGTCAAAATATATTACAACAAATGAAACTTACAGCTAACATAACTTTAGACGAGCTTTGCAAATCACAAGTTGCTGAACGTAAAGGTATTAATAACAACCCTAACCCAGCTCAAATAGAAAATATAAAAGCATTAGCTGTTAATGTATTACAACCCATCAGATCACATTTTGATAAACCTTTAATTATATCTAGTGGTTTTAGATGTGCTGAACTTTGTATTGCAATAGGTTCGTCAGTTAATTCACAACACGTTGCAGACGATGGAGCTGCGGCAGCAGACTTTGAAATACCAGGTGTAGATAATTTAGATTTAGCAATTTGGATTAAAAATAATTTAGACATAGATCAAGGAATCCTTGAGTTCTATCGTGAAGGAGAACCTACAAGCGGATGGATTCATTGTAGTTATTCAACAAAAGATAATAGAAACCAATGGCTTAAAGCTAGAAGAGAGGAAGGGACAGTTAAATACTTACCTTGGACAATTTAATATGTGGTTAAATTTATTAGGCATGGGAGTCAAGACAGCTGCCAAACTCTATCAAGATAAACAAAAAACAAAAGAAGCTCTATCAGGAGCTAAACTACTTCACGCAGAGAAGATGAGACGGGGGGAGATAGAATTTTCAGGTAAAGTATTCGAGCATCAGAAGGGAGACTGGAAAGATGAGTTCGTTCTGATTGTATTATCAACTCCCATCTTCATGTTAGCTTACTCTGTATTTACAGATGATCCAGAGATAGAAAGAAAGATGGATCTGTTCTTTGAAAAACTACAATCCATGCCTTGGTGGTTGGTTGGACTTTGGGTGTCAGTTGTTGCTGCGATCTATGGTATTAAAGCTAGTGAGATTAAAAACTTTAGTGGCAAATGACAATTAAAAATGCTTTCACACAACAGTACAATAAAAAGATAAGTTTATTATCTCAACAAACAGGCAAGTATGGCAAAAAGAAAATTAAATCTAGAAAAACAACCACACGAAAGAATAGCAAAAAGTACTAGCTTGGGTAGACGACCTAAAACGTCATCTATGAATAAACATAAAAGACGTAATTGGAAAAAATATAATGCTCAAGGTCGTTAGTTTATTAATCATCATATTGTTTACAGGATGTTCTAAAGATATTAATTTAGATCCTATACACACAGTAGGTAATAAAGTATTTCAAACCTTATTTCAAAAAGCTAAATAATCTATGAAACCCATAATGATTACCTTAATGTACTTAACTTTTGGTGGCGACATCAAGCTAGATACATTTGAGATATTTACAAGTTGTAGCTCTTGGTTTAATACTAACGTAGCAGTACATGAGAAGAAGAAGAAAACCTTTCTATCGAATCATTACTATTACAAGTACCAAGATAAAAAAGTTATAGGTTATATTTGTGGAGGAGAAGAACCAAGATGAAAGTTAGCGAGAATACATCAGTAGCTATGCCAATTAAAAATATGGTGGGTATTGTTATCGCTGTAGCTATGGGTGTCTTTGCATATACCGAAGTTACTGCTAGACTTACATCATTAGAAACTTCACGTGAGTTATTTCAAGCTGATCTACTTAAAAAATCTGAACAAAAACCTACAGACCAAGAACAATTTATGTTAATTGAAAGTTTGTTTGAAGATGTAGAAAAGTTAATTAAAAATCAAGAACAGAATATGACTAACAAAGTTAATATAGAATTTTTAAGAAAACAATTAGAAAAAACTTTATCTGATGTAGAAACTTTAAAAGACAAAGTTAGAAAGAACGGGAACGGACACTAATGATAGCAGAGATTGTAGCACTTCTTATGTTTATTGGTCCTGATATTAAGGAACATAGAATACAAGAGTCTATGTCTGTATGTCTTAAACATAAACGTGAAGCCATGAGACAAGTCAAAGCTAACATAGATTATAAATGTATTAAATCTAAAGCAGAACTTGAAACAAATATTGATGGATCTAAATCTATCAAATCACTTATATTAGAATAATGGAAATCATTTGCTATATTTTTCTGATGCTATGGCTCATGGGAATATCTGAATAGTGTATTGTATATTATGGATGCGTAATGATAAGTGGGAGCTGTTCACCAATGAGATATGGGACACAGAAAAAGAAGCTACAGACTATGCTAAACGTGGCAACTTTAAAAAGAAAGATAAATGGAAAGTTGTAAATTATTTTAAAGAGTATAAAATATCATCATGGCGATAAATAAAGCAAAAATGAAATGCAATGCACCTAAACGACAAGTTCAAGGTGGTAAGAAATTTGTTGTTAAGGCTTGTAAGGATGGTAAAGAAAAGATTATTAGATATGGAGATGCTAATATGAAAATAAGAAAGTCAAATCCTGCAGCTAGAAAGAGCTTCAGAGCTAGACACAACTGTAAAACTGCAACAGATAAATTTACAGCTCGTTATTGGTCATGCAAAAAATGGTAAGAAAAAAAACCTGGTCTCGTAGCAATCTAACTTTAGTATGTGGAAAATGTACAATATGTGAAAGAGAACTCTTGAGCAATGAAGGTGGATGGATTATAAATGCAGAGAAGAAACATTTTTGTGAACACTATGGTGTAAACACAGAAAGTTGTTTCGATAAATATATAAAAATGGAGAAACAAAATGTACGGCAAGAAATCAAAAGGTAAACTTACAGCAAAACAAAAGACTTTACCTAAAGGACTACAAAAAAAGATAATGAAATCTAAGGCTAAGAAGAAAAAGTAATGGCTAAACTTTGTGCAAAAGGTAAAGCTGCTGCCAAACGAAAGTTTAAAGTATACCCCTCTGCATACGCTAATATGTATGCGAGTGGTGTATGTTCAGGTAGAATAAAACCTAAAGCAAAACGAAAGAAAAAATAATGTCAAAAGGTTTACGATCATGGGTACAAGCTAATTGGGTAGACATTGCTAATCCAAAAAAAAGTGGTGGCTTTCCCAAGTGTGGTCGTAGCGGTGGTGAAACAAGAAAGAACTATCCTAAGTGTGTACCTGCTGCAAAAGCTAGATCAATGTCAGCTAGTCAAAGACGCGCTGCGGTATCAAGAAAACAAAAAGCTGAAAGAAAAACAAGACAAGATAAGAAACCTAACTACGCTAGGACTTAGACAATTCTTTTTTTACGATCTCGTAATCTTTCCAAATATATTCTAAAGGTTTCCATATCCCTGTTTGTTTTACCTTTGCTCTTCTATAATGAATGATGGTTGAGTGATCGTAATTAAAAAACATTCCCAACTTAGGTGTTGAGATTTGGAAGTGTTCTAAAATATAATTAATAATAACTGATCGTGGTTTAATCATGTAAGCCAATCTTCTTCTGCTCATGATTTCTTTGGTGCTAATATTATAATGTTTGCCGACAGTATATAATATCTTATTAAAAGTTTCATAACCTACAGGATGCTTGTACTCGACTTGCTTTCTAATTTTATCTCGATCTTCTTTCATTTGCAGTTTGTCTGCAAGTGCCTGGCTTTTAAAAACTAAATGCGTTTCAGCTAACCTATAGCCATTCTTAAATCCTGTTCTATATATCTGTAGTTCTCTTGGTGATAGTTCTCTAAACATGATAGCTTTCATGCCAAGTTTAATTTGTTTCTTTTTCTTATTGATTATTTCTAAGTGCATAGTACCCTTTCAGTTGTTACCAACTTTTGTTGTTGTTTTAACTTATCTAATTAATGACTATCTATTTGCCATTAATTGCTCTCTGCATTCAGTCACTTCCAAATGTAAGCTGTAACTTTCAGCTTTTAATTTGTTAGCTTTCTGTACTGTTTGAACATACAACTCACTTTTTTTCCTTTGTTTGTCCATCAGTTTTTGCAGACGCTTTCTGATTTCCATCAGCATCCTCCTTCACTATTGTGTGATCCCATTTAATTTCTTGGACCACTACTTCTACTAACTCTCCCTCACTTGAGGGGTCGGCAGCTTTCTTAACGGAATCAAAACTTTCTACATATTTAAAGTTTGCATCTCCGTACTTTGTTCTTATAACCTTTTTGGTGGATTTGTCAATCATTGTAATCTCTTTCTAATATAAATTCTAGGTTTTGTATGGCTTTTAATATATCCTCTTTGCCATTTTTAAACGAGTGTCTCGACACATACTTAACAACACATCCCTCAGCAAATTCCATACGATTAGCTTGTATGTATTCAATGGGTTGGATTTTAAAATTATCTTTATAGTGTGAGCCACCAATTTGTTTCTGTAATTTATTTTTATTCATATTGTTTGGAGTCTGTGGCGAAGGAAAACAACGTAAGAAAGTCAAGGGTAATGACTAAAACTCCGCCACAAACTTTAGAGCCTAAGCTCTATCTTTTATAACTACCATAAGTTCCAGTTTTTGGGAAAGGTTTTTTATACCCACCCATTGCTGGTTGTCCACTTCCACCTGTTGATGATTTACTTGCATCGTTAGGTTTTAATGAAACATTTACACCACCTGTAGCTTGTCCATCATCTGTTGTAGCACCGAAAGCAGCTTGACTATACCAACCATTGGCTTCTTGAGGGATATTCACACCAATAGTCCAGTTCTTGTCAGGTCTTTCTTCATTCTTGGGTGCAACGAAAAGAGGAGTATTATCTCCTTGTTCTTTTTTCATTTGCATTATGTCAAGAATGGTTTGCTTTAAAACAGGGTGGTTCGCAATAAGTTTTATGTATATATTACTCATTATGTTCTCCTATTTAGTTCATCCCCTCTTGTCTCTAACAGATCACTTATCTCTGCGTACAATTTGGGACTTTTGTTTTTAAGTGCAGTTTCAATATAAGGATCAACTTCTTTCTTGACCCTTCTGTATTCATAAATGTTTTTACATCCTTGAATATCAGACATGATTGCTTGCACATCTTTTTTTACATGAGTAGTTTGACTACCATGTTTCGTACCACTACTCTGTGGAATTTTGTTAGTTGAAAAAGGTTTGGCATTATAACCATCTTCTAAATCTAAACCTGTTTTCAAATGTAATGCGTTTAAGTAAGCATACTTCTTGGCATAACTCATACCATTACCTGTACCAAACTTATCCAGGTTTCCCATAGCACTACAACCAGATACTTCTACAAATTGTTTAGGATCTTCAACATCATGTATCTTCATGTTGCAAGTCACCAATATAAAACTATCTGTCATTTGATTTTCGTATGTACAAACAGGATATAAGCCATTGTTCAACAAGGCTTCCATTGCCACCTTTTGTACTTCATCATGTAGTAAAGGGTTGAAGTGCATACCTTGTACTTTCTTACCTTTGGCTACACCACCTGCTTCACAGGCAGCTTTGTGTAATTTTTGATATATGTTTATCTTCATGCGTCTATTCTCCATAGTTGTTTAATTGTTTTACGTTGTTTGTCTGTTAAGTATTTATAATGGAAGTAATGATTTAAGTCAGGTGGCTCTGAAATGTCAGCTAACTTTTGCAGATCACCTTTACAATAGATAATCATTTGTTCCCAGTTATAAATTTTGTTTACCATTAGATTGTATTGGTATTCTAAATGGTCATCATACAATGCTGCGTGAGTATCATCGTAGATTAAATATTCTTTATCATTAACTAAAACTAAAAAAGGTTTCTTACCTGTACACTTCCAATAGAAAGCCACTTGTTTCCAATAGTCAGGGAACACAGCATCATCGTTAAGTGTTTGTGTTTTAAAATAGTATTCGTCTTTACCTTTTTTCTTTACAATACTAGGTGGCTTAGTTTTAAGTTCTATAAATACATTGTCAGTTTCATAATCAATACGACCTATGATGTCGTGTAATAATTTCTTAGGTTTGTTCATGACATATCGTTCAGAAGTAATCTTATTTTTGCCACAAAGTTCCTTGACCACCTTTCTTGTTTGATCAATCGTTCTATGTGCATACTCAATCATGTGTTCTCTTGCGTAAGCATCTTTATCATCAACAGGATCATACTTATTAATATCATCTAACTCCTTGCCAAACACCTCGTCATAGTTCCTGTTAGTTAATGTTATGGTTTTATCTTTATAAAATAAAGTTTCACATTCCATTCTTTGAGCTGTGTTATTAACCAGGTTTCCAAATCTAGGTTTGTATTGCATAGGAAACATACTTCTTTCCTCGCCATCGTGATGTCCGTAGTTAAGATTAAATTTAGCTAGTGGCATACTAGAGCTAGAAGGCGACCAATGATCTAAGCCTTTACCATTATTTAATGTATCGAAATATTTTTTATAACTCATTAATTAATAATTTTATTGTATGTTTTTTTCCTTTAAATTTTTTAGCTTTAATACTTTGTTTGATTATGTACTTCATAAATTTTAATTCTTGTATGTACAGGCTATCTTCTTTAGGAATTTTAATATTATGTTTTTTATTACTCATTGTTTTCAATGCTGTTATGACAGAGTTTTTCCACTATGGCAATAGTAAATAAACCTTGATTGTGCATAACTTTTTTGGTAATGATTGCACTTCAGAAAGGAAACAACATGAAACTAAAAGATTATCGTACAAAAAATAAATTAAGCTGTTCAGAGTTAGCAAGAAAAATAGGTGTTCATAATATAAATCCAGCGACAAATATTTGGAGGTGGGAGAATGGACAAAGAATACCTCGTAAAGAAGAAATGAAAAAGATTTACATAGGTACAGAGAAACAAGTACAACCCAATGACTTCTATGATCTCAAAATATAAGCACGTTAAAATAACTTGGTTTGATATTTGTGGATGCGATGAAGCATGGACACATGAAGATGAAATACTTAATCATGATGTCGCTGAGTGTACAGACACAGGTTATATATTTAAAAAAACTAAATCAAAACTATGGCTCTTTACTTCTTACTCGGAAGATGAAGATGGTTTATCTGTGGGTGGTTTAACTTGCTTCCCTATGGGGTGTGTTAAAAGCATTAAGGTATTAAAATGACAGACATCTATATGTTTGATGATAGCGATCTACAAGATAAGGTTAAGGAGCTAAAGAAAGAACTTAAACAAATCAAAGACGACAAGTTTAGAGGAGAGTTAGATTTAGAAAAACAAATCGACACATTAAAAACACAACTTGATCTTAAAGATTTAGAAATAGAAATGATAAGGAAAAAATATGAAAAGAAATAAGATGATAAGGGTATTGTTCTTGATAAAAGAATGTAGAGATAAAGGTAAGTATGATCTAGCTTTAAAGATCATAGATAAATATAACATTGATAAGGTTAAGTTAGAGGAAAGCTATTACGACTAATGGCTTACCAACCTCTACCTATTTTCTGCACAATTAAACCTAGTTTCATTCATGGTCTAGGTCTATTTGCGACAAGAGAAATTAAGAAAGATACTGAGCTAGGTGTATCACACATACAAGTTGATGATACCTTGTATCGTACTCCTCTTGGTGGTTTTTTAAATCACTCGGAAGATCCTAACTGTGTAAGAGTTGAGGTTAATAACAAATGGTACTTGAAAACAACAAAAGATATTATGAAAGATGAAGAGCTAACACTTGCTTATAAACTTTATAATCCAAAGCATGAAAACAAATAAAAGAAATCTATTTGAAACAGTTATTGATGTAGGCAGCGGTTTAATATTATCTACATTTATTCAGCTATATATCTTTCCTTTCTTTGATCTACATCCTACGATACTAGAGAGCTTTCATATTGCAGTTATCTTTACAGTTATATCTATGATGAGATCCTGGTTTTGGAGGACAATATTTAGATGAAAGTATTAGTAGCTTGTGAATATTCTGGTACTGTAAGAGATGCTTTTACTGCTAAAGGTCATGACGCATGGAGTTGTGATATACTGCCTACTGAAAGTCCTGGTAATCATTTTCAAGGCGATATATTAGAACATTTAGACAAAGGTTGGGATCTTATGATTGCTCATCCACCTTGTACTTATCTGTCTAATGCTGGTGCTAGATTTTTATATCCAAAAGGTAAGTTAAATAAAGATAGATATAAGTTAGGATTAAAAGCTAAAGAATTTTTTATGGCTTTGTACAATGCACCAATAGATAAGATATGCGTAGAAAATCCTATATCAAGTAAGATATTTGAATTACCCAAACACACACAAACTATACAACCTTATGAGTAT